CACTTACCTGTTTCTTACGCAGTTCGTTCTGCGTCATGCGTATGACGTGCGTGTATCGTCCCGATGTTCTTAAATCTGAGGTGTTGTAAGATATAACAAAATCGGTGATGGGAATGAATTTTGATACTGGTCTCTTCAATACCTCATCGTAGTAAATCTTTTTAAAGCAACTTCCAACAATGGGAAGATAGAACAGCATCTGGTCGAAGTCATCGAAGTATTCCTCCATTGTCTCCGTCAGTTGGTAGTTCAGGAATTCCTTGACCCTGTTCGCCTGCTTGATTGTGTCATCCGTGCGTTCGCCAATGACCTGCGTCTTAACGGGGCCACCCGATGGAAACAGTTCCTTAATCGCCTGTGATTGAAACTGCACCGCACCCTCAATCATCATGGGATGATGAGCCGAACAAGCTCCGGGGAATGGTTTAGTCGTGTCCTCTATCTTGAGACCAAGTAAGTCCATCCCTTTTTTGATGGTTTCCTCATAGTCTTTTCTGCTGTGAACATCGGCGTCAAAAGCCTCCAATAGTTCATTGGCGATGTCTTCGAGAGTTTCATCATCCAAATCCTCTGCCATGTTTTCTGAGACTGCTGCCGGCTCCTCTATCGGTTCACCCTCAGCGATGATGGTTACTTCTTCCTCAACAAGGGGGTTAACAGGCTCTAGTGGTGTTCTTGCCATCTAGAATGTTCCTTTAAAATGTTTTTTTGCAATAGCCTTAGAGTTAACTGGGCCACCACTATTTAAGTATTGATAATTGTAACCTGCCTTGCCAAGCGTTGTTCTTCTGTCTGGTATTCTTGGGTTTGGTGATTTTTTTACCTTTGGTGCAACAGAAACACTTGTATCTTTTGCACCTGCTTTAGTGTTAGCGGCAGTTTTAGCTTGTTGTTTTTTTCCCGCTGAAAAACTTTTTCTTAATCTATTATGACGAACAACGATAGGAATATTTTTTGCGTTTGCTTCAAAATTTTGCTTACCAACTTTTGCTATGGCATTTTTAATACCTTTAGCAACTGAGGGTGCTGCTTTTATTATTTTTGTTATTAATGAAACTTTACCCATTAGAATGTTCCTTTAAACTTCGTTCCTCTTTTAGCCGCTCCCGTTCCACGAGATTTCTTCTTGGATTTCTTGGATTTTACAGAGCCTCCTGCATTCATTTTTAAGCCCATGTTCTTCTTGCGGGCGTATGCCATACCGCCTGTATTTTTTTTCTCAGCACCTGTAATATATTTATAAATTTTACCTAAGTCTTTTCCTGTTGCATCAAATGCATTACTAACTTTCTTTCTCCAATCCATTTTTGGATTATTTTTATATTCATTTTTTAAATTTGCTAAAAAATCTACTGGTATACCTAATGCGGGGCCTAATACTGCGGCACTTTTAGTTAATTCCCATAATCCTTTTATTACTGCCATTCTATACTCCTATATTCCTCATTGTTTCTGCGAGCCCTTCCGCCCTGTTCTTGGTTTGTTTCGCCCACCTCGAATCGAGCATCTGGACGCTTGCCTCCTTGTAATTGGGGGGACTCTCCCTTAAAGCCGCCCACATTTTCTTGAACTTGGCTACATTGCCGGGGCCAAGCTGAAAGCACATCTCTATGATGATTTCCTTCGCCGCCTTGTCTATGACACATTCCTTACACAGTTTTGACGCAGAATTCTCCGCCTTGTGGAAATCCTGTTCAAAGATTCTGTCAAGTTGGGGAACGGTGTATTTCCTGCCGTCCTCCCAGTGGTCTTCCACGCAGAGGTGGCCGTATCCAACAGTTCTCTTGCCGAGCGTATCCCTGTAAACGGTGTCCCTAAATCCCTCGTGATGCTTAATTCGATTCATAAGTGATTCCATCTACCAGTAACTTCCTTTCGGGCCTGTGTTTTCATCGAATGGTGCGTCCTGCGGATGACTGACCATCCATCCCTTCCTCAGTCTTATCAGAGCCTGCGTAGTCGAGTCAACCAAATCATCGTTCTTGGTGTTGGGAAATCCCGCACACTGCGAGACCACCGCCTCCGTTTCATCGGTGTCGGGTGCCCAGATTCTGCCGCTTTCAAAAAGGGGTGCGACCGAGTGCACCCGTGCCAGCTTATCCATCCTTCGTGGATTGAATGGCGTGATGGGCAGTCCCGTTCGCATTAATTCCTGTACAAGGGACAGTCCGCTCGCCTTCGCCTCCACCAGAACCAAGTCTGGCTGATGTTCGTTGTAGAGATGAACCGCCGTGTTCTTCAATTCGGGGAACGTCAGCCTCTCTCGATACGAGTTAAGCAGGATGAGATTGTATCCCCCCTCGCCGTTAAAGACGCCCCATGTGGTGCACGCCGAGTAATCCGATGTCTCGGACACCGTGTAGGCCGTGTCCCACGATTGTATCTTGTATTCTATGTTCGGCAGGTCTTCCTTCTTCCACGTCTTCCACCACCATCTCTTGATGACGTTGCCCTCCTCAATGGACGGCGTCTGGTTGTAGAGTGACGTCCACTCCCGTGTGCCGATGGTCTTCTTGATTTCTTTCAGTCTCTCTATGGGGTAGGACTCCTTCCACAGGGGGTCGCCCTTCCTCAGTCCGAGCATGTCGGCTGCGGTATCATTCAGAATGGCGGGGAACTCAACGATGTCCCAGCCTTCGTGTCCCGTCTCCTTCAGTATCCATCCCGCCAAGTCGTCCTCGTGCCATCTCGTTTGTATGAGAATGACCGAGCCGTTGGGCATCAGTCGTGTGTACGCTGTCGCCCTGTACCAGTCGAGAAGGTTCTTCCGCATCGCCTGCGAGTCCGCCTCCTCACGCCCCTTCACGGGGTCGTCAATGAGCAGCAGGTGTGCTCCACGACCTGTAATGGCCGAGCCAGCACCAACGGCGTAGTAAACGCCCCCCATGCTCGTGTGGAAACGCCTCACGCTCGCCGAGTCGGTGGAGAGCTTGGCGTTGGGAAACAAGTCCAAGTAGTACTTGTCCTGCAGTTGGTTCCTCACCTTGCGTCCGAAGTCGTCCGCCAAGTCCTGTGCGTATGTGGAACAAATGATGAACTTGTCCGGGTTCCTGCCCATGTACCAAGCGGGAAAGAATTCTGAAGTCAGAATGGACTTTCCGTGCCTCGGTGGCATGAATATGGCGAGTCTCCGTATGTCGCCCCTCTCAACCGCCTCCAGCTTCTCCGCTAGGAGCCTGATGTGCGGCGGGGTCTTGTAGTCCTCCATCTGCAATTGAGCGTAGCTCAGAAGCGAGTCCCTCGCCTCCGAGCATTTCTCAATCTCCTTAACTTGAAATACCAGTTGCTGCAACTTGGCGATTTTCGCCTCGGTGCTCTCCGGTATGTGCATTTAATTTATTTTTATCTTCTTCGGCTTCAACTCTTCGGGAAGGTTCCTCTTCAATTCGAGCTTGAGGATGCCGTCCTCAAATCCCGCCTTGTCGACCTCCATGTATCGTGCCAGAGACCACGTTCTCTTAAATCTGCGTGTGGACACGCCCTTGTGAATGTACTCATTCTCCGAGGCGTCCCTTTTTCCCTCCACGACAAGCGTGTTGTTGTCGAGCGACACGTCCAAGTCCCTCCTGCGAAATCCCGCTACGGCGATTTCCAGTGTGTACCTGTCATCCGCCTTCCTGCGAATGTTGTAGGGTGGATAGGTCTCCCTGTAGTTGTAGTCGATGCTGTCAAAAAAATCATCGAATCCGACCACCATCTGCCTGAATAGGCTTGGGGTCAGGCTGCTAATTAAGTTCATAAATACCTCCTATGATTAGCAAGGTTACTCCCCCTCATTGTGAGCGGGGAAACTTATTTAAAATATCATGATTAAAATTATAATTACAAGTGTGGCGTAAAATATAGTCTTCAACATTTCCGCCTCCCGTAAAGAAAAGGGGCATCTTTCAATGCCCCTTATCGTTTAATTTTTTCTAAAAGACTGGCATCACATCGCCAGTCATCAAAGTCAAGGCCGTCTTATGCCAGCCGTGACATAATTTTTATACACCCCCGTGCCTGTTGTTGTCAACAGGGGGGTCGTTTACTGTAAGGCGGTTTCATCATCTTAGCCTCTCAATTTGTTATAAAAATTTTATACACCCCTGCGGGTGCCCTTGTCAATACCCCTTGTTTTTATTGCTACTATGGTATGTCAGTGGGCACTATATGGATGTTAAAGTGTTCGGACAAAATGGGGGGTGGGGGGTCGAATATATCCATTACCTGCGTATGGATGTTACCTTACCCACAATTACGTTCATTTCAATGTTGATGATAGTTCTCTGCTGATTGTTCCTATAATTGTTTGTTATAACAAGTAGACAATGGCTGTATTCTGCCATTACGCCCCTCAGCACTTAAATTAGCAGGGAATAAATCTATATATGGTGTCGTAATAGTCTTTGTACATCACTCACATTGGCTACGAGCCATGGCATATTAATGCACATCGCAATGTCCAATCACATATCCATCTAATATCCTAAGTTGTTGAGAGCAATCCTTGAAATAATTCTGCTGTCGAGTTGTCGATAAAACAGTGGTCTTTAAACCCTCATATCTCATCACACAAAGCCTTTAAGTGTGTCTGGCTAGTGATTGTACGTTCTCCATGTCTCTCAGCTTGTCCCTGTCTCTCCAATGCTCTGTGCAGTAGAACTTGATGTCGAGCTTGTTGCTGAAATCGATGAAGGAGCAGTTGGTCTCCTTGCATCCCTCTGTGGAGCAAGTCTTCATCTGGATGTATTCCTCTGCCGATTTCTTGTCGTACAATTCCACGAACTCTTTGTATGTCTTGTATGTCGCCATCTAGTGTATCGTCAGACTGAACTCTGGGTCGAACTCTACCACCCTCTCATGTTGCCGACAATTTTCTCCTGTGCAATTGGACAGAACACTGGAGCAATCCTCTACGTCAATGTCTATTGACTCAAGTGTGCAACATCGTGGTTCACAATTACACTTGCAGTATTTGTCTATGTCTCTCTCCCTATTAATTTTTGTTTTCATTCAATGAATTTTTTTTTTGTCTGGCTTTAACTCTTCATCCTGCCAATAGTTTACTACCTTGTTCTTGCATTGGCATTCTTCCTTGTTGCAATTTTCCTCTGTGCAACACTTTGATTCACAATCGCAATTACATCTAGTCATTTTTTTTTGTCTCTGGTTTTTTCTCTTCTTGTTTTTTATCCGGTGCTAGGAGGAACGCCATGAGTTGAAAAACTTCTGCATATTTTTGCTGTGACAAATATGAAACCAATTTATTTAACTCTTCAGCATTCAGTGTCTTCATTAATTCAATTTCTTTTTTCTTGTTTCAAATTCTTCCAGATTTTTTTCTTGTTGTCGTTTTACTAAGTCAACATTAATTGACTGATACAATTCTTGAATATGATTTTTGAGGGCCTCGACATTTGAGGGGTCATAGCTAATGTGTCCAGAGATTGAACTTGGATTGCCCTCCAATGTATTTTTTAATTTCAAACTCTCCACTGCAATCTTATTCAAGCCAACCAAGTCTGCTACCTTGTCTGTTATTGTAATTGATTTTAATTTGTCCAACAACAGCTCGAGACTCTTGTGACTAGCTTGTTCGAGAATTGATGTTGTGTTCTCTATTTCACGAACTTTCTTATCAACATTCTTCTCCAGAATTTTTTCTGATACTCGACTATCTACAATCTCACATGCAGACTTCCATCCCTTCTGCGAATGGCGAAAAATCGTAGCCAAAGAAATTATTTTCCTATTCGGAAACTTTTCCTTCAGTTGTTTGTGCAAACGTCTGATGCTTCGTGGCTGTGACATCTGAAGATAAAATTCTTTGAAATCATTAACTGTTATGTTTGAGTTAGACATACTTTTTTAGAGACCTCTGTTCATTATATATTTAGTGGATACATAAAAATGTCAGTAATGCTAGTGAACAGTTTTGTAACCTTATAAGAACAAACACAGGAAAACTGCCATTGTGTCTCTGGTGCAATTGTATCACCCAAGTGCTACAACCCCTCTGAGAGGTCTTAAAACGATAAAAAATATCATTGTCTGGCATTGTAAATAGCAAGGTTTTCCCAGAACTGAGGAAAACAGCCAAAAATAATTTCAAACAAAAACGTCAATAGACGTATACTTAGTTGTATATTATTAATTGATGGTATACAGTTTAGTTTGATTTTTTGGCAAAACCTTTTTTCTACCTCTTCGGAGTTTCAAGAAAAAATAACAGTCAAGATGTCTGGATGCCCACTAGTAGGATTGATTATATTCTCTGAAAAGTGGGGGAAGAGGACACCCTGTGAACCCTTCCAGACTGAGACCATACATTGTACCTCTTGTGTCTTTAGAGCATATCACTCAGACCAACATTGCAAAAGAAAATAGAGGACAAAAAAATCTCTCTGGATTTTTTAATAGTCAGTCTCTGACAGTGGCTATAAAATTAAAGAGCAATCTGTTTGGGGGAGATTGTTAGCAATCGAAACAATATTATTGTTAGCTTTTTTATTTCATCCTTATGTATCTTGTTGGGGTACATAACGATGCAATAATGCATCACTCTTTATTAACTAGATTAGGAGAATTGAATGTCTAAAACTAAATCACTTAAACTTGATTTTTATTTAGAAGAAACAACTGGGGGAGACCAATTAGTATTATGTATTGATAAGGTTGACTCACACGATGCTATTTTTAATTTATTAGAAGGTGGAAACATTAAAATAGATGGAAGATACCAAGTGCCTTTAGGTTTAGTAAGTGAAATTAACAAACACATTAAAGATACTAAATTAATAAATAACATTGCTGATGTTAAATACCTTGTTCACCCAAAAAGATTGTTGAAGAGAAAAAAGTAAACTATTTATTTCTGGAAGGGCATTAACTTGCCCTTCCTTTTTATTTCATCCTTATGCACCTACTAGCTAGATGCATAATGATGCAATAATGCATCACTCTAATTTATTTAACTTTATATGGAGCGATTATGAGTATTATATTTCCTATTGGAACTACAATAGAAGAAGATTTTGGAAGAGACGATACAAGAAACTTTTTATTTAAACACTCAAGCAAAATAAAAGTAAGAGTTTGGATACCAACAGACTCTAACGATGGCTTTTGGTCTGCTATAAAAAGAAAAGACTTTGAAGAAAACTTTGAATTCTTTTACCCTAATCACTTTGGAAGAATTTTTACAGATACGAAAACTAAAACAATTTATATTGTACCTAAAGCACAAAGTGAAACAGTAGTATTTGCCACTGTTAACTTACATTCAATAGATGGCAATAGAATTAAATTCATTTAACGAGGAGCAATTATGATAACTTTAATTAATGACTTGAGACCTATGACAAGTTGGAATGACTTTGCTAGGAGTTTATGTG